GAATGACATCTGCAGTTAAGAAGTTGGGATGCTCCAATCTTAAGACGATGATGGAGGATGATAAACTTCTTACTTGGGATTATGATATCATTTCAGAACTAACTACATTTGCACAAAAGCATAATTCATTTGAAGCAGAGGAAGGATGTAATGATGACCTTGCTATGTGCCTTGTTATATTTGCTTGGTTAGTTGCACAAGAATATTTTAAAGAGATGTCTGATAATGACATTCGTAAGAGAATATATGAAGAGCAGAAAAATCAGATAGAACAAGATATGGCTCCATTTGGATTTGTTCAGGATGGGTTTGATGATATGGGAAGTTTTACTGATAAAGATGGTGATACTTGGCATACTGATGAGTATGGAGACCGTTCATACATGTGGGACTACATGTAAATAGACATTAACATAAATATTTTTAGAATAATCTGAGATTCGGAGACAGAAAAGATGCCATTAAACTTAGCATCTCCTGGAATTGTTATAAGAGAGGTTGACTTAACCATTGGTAGAGTTGATCCGACTAGTGGATCTACAGGAGCACTTGTAGCCCCATTTGAGAAGGGGCCAGTTGGAGATCCACAACTCATTCAAAATGAGGAAGATCTACTTCAAACATTTGGACAACCATATTCAACAGATAAGCATTACGAACATTGGTTAGTTGCTTCATCATTCCTTGCATACGGTGGAACATTAAGCGTTGTTAGAGCAGACGACTTTGACACAACAACAGGCGTTGGTATAAAGAACGCTTTTGTTGGTACTGCAAGTAGTGTTAGAATTAAGAGTTCAACTCATTACAACCAATTAGGATATGATGAGAGTACCATTCAGTATGTAACATTTGCTGCAAATACACCTGGTAGTTGGGCAAATGGAATTAAGGTTGCTACTATCGATGCTGGAACAGACCAAACATTGACTGGTATTACTACCGTAGGTTTGAGTACTGCAACAATTCATATTGGTGCTGGTGTTAAGCAAGACGTTACTGGACGTAAGAAAGGACTAACAACTTTAGGTGGTTATCTAAAAGGTATCGTTACTAAGGTAGATTCTGATTCTGTAGATGTTAAAGTTGTTTCTCACGTAGATGCTGGTGGAACAGAACATACTGTAGACTATAATCCAGAAGGTGCATATGAGTTTAAAGCAGGTTCTGTTACAGTTACAGGTGGTGGAGTTAATAACTCTATAGATCTTGGAACAGTATCTGCTAGTCAAACAGCAGATTGGTTTGAGAATCAATCAATTTCATTAAAGAATGACGAAACTCTAAGTTGGGATCAACTAGCAAACAAACCACAAACTTCATCTTTTGTTGGTTCAAGAGGTGGTAGATTTGATGAAATCCATGTTGTTGTTATAGATGACACTGGATCTATTACTGGAAATGCTGGAACAATCTTAGAAAAGCATTTATCACTATCTAAAGCAAAAGATGCAGAGTTCTCTGTAGGTGCTACTTCTTATTGGAGAAAGTATCTTGCAGTCAATTCTAGATATATTTTTGGTGGTTCACAACCTGTTGGTGTTACAACTACTGCATATAGTTCTGGATGGACAGTAGATGCTGATTCTGATTGGGATCAAAATGCTGAGAATGTAAACTTCGGTGGTTCTGGTGCTAATACTTATACATTAGCAAGTGGACTTAACTATAGTGGTATCGCTACTATAACATCACCTAATGCATTAAATTGTGGTGCTGATGATATTATCAGTGGACTACAGTTATTCACTAACAAAGAAGAAACTGATGTTGATTTCATTTTGATGGGATCTGCAAATTATGATAAGGATACTGCAGCAGGAATTGCTGATGAAGCAATTGCAACAGCAGAAGCAAGAAAAGATGCAGTCGCATTTGTTTCACCTTATCGTCGGGCATTCTTAAATGATAGTGAGGCTGGAACAGTAACAGTTAGTGATATTGATGAAGTAACTACTAACATTAAGAGTTTCTATTCTGATAGAGCATCTTCAACTTATGCGGTATTTGATAGCGGTTACAAGTACATGTATGATCGCTTCAATAACACATTCAGATATGTTCCTTTAAATGGAGACATTGCTGGACTATGTGCTAGAACAAGTCTTGAACAGTTCCCTTGGTTCTCACCAGCAGGAACAGCAAGAGGTGCAATTTTAAATGCAACCAAACTTGTTTACAATCCTGGTAAGAAGCAAAGAGACATTCTTTACTCAAACAGAATTAATCCAGTTATTAGTTCACCAGGTGCAGGTATTATCCTCTTTGGAGATAAAACTGCATTTGCGAAAGCATCAGCATTTGATCGCATCAACGTTCGTAGATTATTCATCTACCTTGAAGATGCTATCGCAGCTGCTGCAAAGGATCAACTCTTTGAGTTTAACGATGAGATTACAAGGACAAACTTTGTAAATATCATTGAACCATTCTTAAGGGATGTTCAAGCGAAGAGAGGTATCTTCGACTTCGTAGTTATTTGTGACGAAACAAATAACACAGCAGCAGTCATTGACGCAAATGAGTTTGTTGCTGACATATTCATCAAACCAGCACGTTCTATCAACTTCATCGGACTAACCTTTGTTGCTACCAGAACTGGTGTTGCATTTGAAGAAGTAATCGGTTCCGTTTAATTTAGAGGTTTAATTCAATCATGGCTAGAAACCAAGTTAATCCACCACCATTAAGGACGATATCAAACTTCAAGAGTAAATTGACGGGTGGTGGTGCTCGTGCTAATCTGTTTGAAGTTGTCCTCACGTTCCCAGATGCTGCTGCACCTGATCAAGAAGTTCTTGATAAAGCAAGATTCTTAGTAAAGGGTGCTAATATGCCAGCATCTAATGTTGCTCAGATTGAGGTTCCTTTTAGAGGAAGGATTCTCAAAATTGCTGGAGACAGAACATTTGATTCTTGGACAGTTACAGTTATTAACGATACTGATTTTGCTATTCGTTCAGCATTTGAAAAATGGCAGAATACTATTAACAGACTTTCTGATAATACTGGTTTAGTTAATCCAGCAGATTATCAGGCAGATGCTTATGTTTATCAGTTAGATCGTGACGGATCAACGTTAAGATCGTACCGTTTTTATGACACATTCCCAACTCAGGTTGGTCCTATTGAACTTTCTTATGATGCTCAAGGGATTCAAGAGTTTACTGTTGAACTACAAGTTCAATATTGGGAAGCAATTAAAGGTACTGGTCCAAATGCTGGTGGTGACGACATTAACTAAATAGTGCTATAATAGTAGGCTAAAGAGTATTATACTATGGCAAAACTTTTCGGTTTTTCAATTGAGGATACGCAGAAGAAATCCAAAACAATAATCAGCCCTGTTCCCAAGAACAATGAGGATGGGGTTGATAATTTTATTTCTAGTGGATTTTATGGTCAGTATGTAGATATTGAAGGTGCGTATCGCTCAGAATTTGATTTAGTTAAAAGATATCGTGAGATGGCATTACATCCAGAATGTGATGGTGCTATCGAAGATGTAGTAAATGAAGCAATAGTTAGTGATTTATACGATTCTCCTGTAGAAGTAGAACTTTCAAATCTTCAGGTTGGAGAACCTATTAAGAAAAAAATTAGAGAAGAGTTTAAATATATTAAAGAAGTAATGGACTTTGATAGAAAGTCTCATGAAATTTTTCGTAATTGGTATGTAGATGGTAAATTATATTATTTAAAAGTAATTGATGTAAAGAATCCTCAAGATGGCATACAAGATTTAAGATATATTGATCCATTAAAAATAAAGTTTATTCGTCAAGAAAAAAAGAAACCAGGTACAGATCCATCTATAAGGATACAAACTGATAAGGAAGAAGTTCCTAATCCTGAGTTTGATGAATTTTATATCTATACACCTAAAGTACAACATCCAACTTCAATGATTGGACAGATGGGTGGTAAAAATTCTATAAAAATTGCTAAGGATTCAATTACTCACTGTACTTCTGGTTTAGTTGATAGAAATAAGAATAGAGTTCTTTCTTATCTTCATAAAGCAATTAAAGCACTTAATCAACTTAGAATGATTGAGGATTCTCTTGTTATCTACAGATTATCAAGAGCACCTGAAAGAAGAATATTCTATATTGATGTAGGTAATTTACCAAAAGTAAAAGCAGAACAGTACCTAAAAGAGGTAATGTCTCGCTATAGAAATAAATTAGTTTACGATGCGAACACTGGTGAAGTTCG